GAGCAGATCAACGGCGTGCGCCAGGCTGATCGTGACCGCAAGAAACGTAAGCACGCTGACACGAACTCCGGTGGGATTCCGGCCGGATTCCGCGCGGATTCCGACGGGACTCCGGCCGGATTCCGGTCCCTAGAAGAGAAGAGAGAAGAGAGCCCCCCTGTAGTCCCCCCGAAGGGGGGACGAACCAGAGATCGGATCCGCTGGGAGCAGGACGTCAGGACGTACGCCGCGCGGCACTTCCCGCAGCTCGAGCCGCGGGCCGGCCAGCGCGCCGTCGAGCAGGCCATCCGCTACGGCCACGCCACCACCCTCGCCGACGTCCAGGCGTTCGTGCGCCGCCACTTCCCCGAGCTCGAGGTCGAGCCGGCATGAGCACCATCAGCTGGTCGGCCTACCGCGACCCCGCCGCCCGCCGCGCCGCCGCCGCCGGCGCCACCCGCCCACCCCTGCCGCTGCCCGACCAGGACGAGGCGCTCGAGCAGGCCGCGCACCTGCACGACCTCGGTCTGAACTACCGCGCCGTCAGCCTTGTGATGGCCGAGTACCACGGCCAATGGGCGCCCAGCTCCACATGGAACGCCCGCGTCAACCGAGCCCGCCGTCGATGACGCTTCCGGATCAAAGCGACTCTGCCACAAGCCCCGTGATCGGCATCAACGGAGGCCGCCGCTGATGCGACACCTCCAACACCTCATCCACGCTCACGGCCATCAAGTACGTGGTCGTGATCGCCAGGTTCGTGTGCCCGAGCTGCCGCTGCAACAGGTGAATCGGCTGGCGCTCGCGGACCCAATCGACGGCCATCCCATGCCGGAACTGGTGCGGCGCGATCCTGCGCCTGATCCCCGTCCGCTCCCGCAGCCTGCGCAGCTCGTAGCGGATCTGAGCGGGACGCACCGGCCGCCCGGCCGTGGGTCCGTCGAGCACGCAGAACACGGCCCCGATGGGGTAGGCCTGGCGCTCCCTGAGCCACGGCTCCAAGAGCTGCCAGCCCCACGGATCCATCCCCACGACGCGGCGCTTGCCGCCCTTCCCCGAGCGCACCGTGATCGACCCGCGCGTCGGGTTCAGGTCGTTCTCCAGCAACGCGACCGCCTCGCTGATCCGCAGCCCCGAGCGCCAGAGCACGACGATCAGGGCGCGCAGCCGGCGTCCGAACGGGGTGTCCGGGCAGCCGCGCAGCAGCGCGACGATCTCCTCCACCGGCGGCGGATCGGGCGGGTACGTGCGGCCCTTGTTCGGCGACGGGCGACCGGCGCCGTAGCCGGGCATCGTCATCGGCGAGCGGCGGCGGCCGCGGGCATCCAGCGTAGGCTGGGGGTGCATCAGGATCACGCTCCTGTTGCCGCGCCCCGGGCGGTTGCAGCCGCGCCGGGGCGATCTCTTGGGGATGCAGGAGCCTACTCGTGATCGCCGAGCACCACGAAGCCCTCGTGCTGCCCGTCGATGACGCCCAATGGCACGCCCGCACGCGCCTGGACGCCGCAGCCAACGCCCTCGCCGACCGCCACTACTCGCGCCGACGCCCCGGCAGCGGACAGATCGGCCCACCCGGACGCAAACTCGTGCTCGTCACGCCCTGCGAACGCGCCGTATGGCTCAGCCATTGGCCCTATCCCGAGCTCGCGCTCGACGGACTCGACGCGTGGCGCTGCCCGATCTTCCGCAACGAAGGCGCCGGACTATCGAGCGACCTGATCCGCGCCGCTATGGCACTCACGCTGCGCGCCTGGGCCCCGCAGACGCCGCCCGACGGCTGGGTCACCTGGGTTGATACGCGCAAGGTCGGCTCAGCTAACCCCGGCTACTGCTTCAAACGGGCTGGGTGGTGGCGCGACAAGACCTACCACCATCGCCATCTAGTGCGGCTCCGCGCCAAAGTCGTTTCTGACGAGGCTACGCCCCCCGAGAGGAGAATGACGTGAGCACGGCCGACCGCGCCGGATACGACGCGAGGATGCACGCTCGCATTCGCGACCTGGAGGCCGAGGTCGAGCGGCTGCGCGCGACGCTGAACCGCATTCATCGGGGTGATCCGCAGCCGTGGAAGATCGCCGCCGATGCGCTGACCGCCCAGCGCGATCCGTCCTAACGCCACTTCCGTCGAAAGGAGACTGACATGCGACTTGGAACCGTGCTCTGGATTCAGCACCCTCAGAACGTAAGTGAGGAGGGCGCAGTCGCCCAGCGCAATCGTGTGGCCGCGTTCGCCGAGGCCGAGGGGCTGATCGTTGTCGGGGCGGACACGGGGGAGATTGACGTGGTGCGTGATTCGATCTTCCACATGACCGGCCGCGAGCCCGATCCGTCCTAACCCGCCTTATTCGGGTTGGTCGATCACAAGGACGACATGCAGCGGTTCGCGTTCGTCGTTGAGGTGCGCGACAGACTCGCTCTTGACGAGGGGGACCAGGATGGCTGAATTCATCGAGCGCGCCGAACTTCGACGCATCGTGAACCGGGCATCCATCGGGTGCGCGCCGAGCACGCGCGAGAAGCTGCGTTCCGTGGCGCAGACCACCGATGCCGTCGCTGTCGGGTGGTTTCACTGCAACGGCGTGGGATGCCCAGCCCGACAGGCGCGACGGCCCAACCAGCGATTCCAAGAGGCGTTCGACCTGGCGATGTTCGAGCACTTCGGGTTGGTCGATCACAAGGACGACATGCAGCGGTTCGCGTTCGTCGTTGAGGTGCGCGACAGACTCGCTCTTGACGAGGGGGACCGGACGTGACGGATCAAGGCGAGTCTGCCGCGAAGTCGGAGCACCTGCTTGACACGTACTACCGCGATGGCGCATGGCCGAGCACAGTCGCCGATCAGGAGAACGTGAGGCATCTCGTGATCGAAGCGCTCGTCCGCCTGACTGGGGTCGCTCCTGACGAGGGGGGACGGCTGATGGACAGACGCGAAGAAGCTCTCGCGGCTATCGGCCGCGAAGTCCGCTACCGCGACGCGCTCTGGCGGATCCGCGAGGACGTCAAGCGACTGGAAGGGCTCGTGACTATCTCCGGTCACGCGGTTGTTACCCGCCGGGTCCTCGCCACCATCGACGGCGCGCTGGACATCGGTGGCGAGTTCTGTGGGCTGCCGGAGCCCAGACTCGCTTCTGACGAGCATGGCCGCACGCCCCCCGAAGGGAGGACGACGTGACCGACACCGAGCGCCTCGACGCGGCGCAATGCCTGCGCAACGCCCACGGCCACATTGCCACGGCGATGATCGAGCTGGCCGAGGTGGCGCGCTGGATTGATGTGCTCTCGCGGCTGGCGTTCATCCCGGCATCCGAGTGCGGGCGTAGGGTCGCCGGCATGTCCGAGATCGAGACCCCCGCCCCGCCCGACACCCAGCCCGAGCAGCCGGCGCCCGAGGCTGACCCGACCGCGCCCGAGCCCGAGCCGACCGCGCCCGAACCGGACCCGGCTGAGCCCGGCGAGCCCGAGCAGCCCGACGGGTAGCCGCGCCGTCCTGCTGGTCTGCCTGGCCTGCATCCTCGCCGTGCTCGCGGTGTGGATCGTCGCGCAGCTCAGGCCGTGAGCACTGACGCCTACACCGCGCTGCTCGGCGGCCTGACGTTCCTGGTCGGCGTCGCCGGTGCCGTCCGCGCTGGCGCCCGCCTCAGCCGTGGGCAGCTCACCGAGACCGTGGAGGTTCAGCACACGATCTGGGAGGAGACGCGCGCGCAGCTCGAGGACTGTCGCGCCGAACTGGGACGCTTGCGGGGTGGGCCGTAGCCAGTGGCTCCTCGTCCTGTACTGCGGACTGGTCGGCACGCTGGCCGGGAGTACCGCCATCCTCGGCGCCATCGCTGACAGCGAGGGACCAGTCGGCCCGCCGGGTAGGCCCGGCCTCACCGGACCACCGGGACCTGCCGGGCAGCCCGGTCCTCGGGGCGAGCGCGGTCGACAGGGAACAGCAGGACCGGCAGGCCAGCCCGGCGGCCAGGGCCAGCCCGGCAACACCGGACCGGCCGGGGCGCGGGGAGCAACCGGGGACCGAGGGCAGCCGGGGCAGCCGGGGGAGCGGGGGGAGCGGGGGGAGCGGGGGGAGCGGGGGGAGCGGGGCCAGGCCGGTGAGCCGGGAGCACTGGGCCAACCGGGACCGGCCGGCGCACCCGGCGAGCAGGGACCCGCGGGACCCGCCGGCCCGACGTGTCCCGATGGCTCCGCGCTGCAGCGCGTCGACGTGCACCAGCGCAACCCCGAGGCCACCGCCACGATCCTGGTCTGCGTCATCGCCTCGGTCCCGTAGCCACCGGGGGGCGGGGGGCCATGCCTGCCCCCACCCCCCGGGGGGGGGTGTGCCATCGATCAGCACGAGCGTGTGCCATCGCTGCGCAGACGCGTTCGCGTGGCCCCCGTTTTTTCCGGCGCGCCCTCCGTGAACGCGCCAGTTCGCGGGAGTTTTCCCCCCTTTTCCAGGGCTTTCGTGTTGCCCTTGGCTGGGGCGCGGAGAATGAGCCGCGATCGTGGGCAAGCATCTGGCGTACGGGTCGAACTACCAGCGGCGCCTGAAGGGGCTGCTGCAGGGCCCGCCGGTGTCGTGCGCGCACTGCCGCCGCCAGCGTGCGACCACGCTCGATCACGACCCGCCGATCGCGATGCACCTGCACCGCGAGGGCGCCAACTGCTGCCGGCTGGTCCCGTCCTGTGAGGGCTGCAACCGGGAGGGCGGCCGGATGGTCGCCAACGGCACCTGGCGGCAGAACGGATCGCCGGCCGCGACCGAAGGCCCGCCGCCCGAGCGCGATGGCCTGGACGCGCGCGACCGGCGCTGGCGGGTGCCGTGGCTCTCGGAGCTGCGGCGGGTACCCCCCGATGCGACATGGCCCAGGTTGATGACCGTCCCGCACCCGCGCGCCGTCGGGAGTCTCGGGCCCGCGTTCATCGCCTGGTGCGCGCAGCGATCCGGGCGCGAGCTGCGCTGGTGGCAGCAGCTCGTCGCGACCAGGCTGCTCGAGATCGACGCCGACGGCCGGCTGGTGTGGGAGACCGCGCTCGTCAGCACGGCGCGGCAGGTCGGCAAGAGCTGGCTCCTGCGCGAGCTGTGCCTATGGCGCATCCACCAGGGCGAGCGGTTCGGTGAGGCACAGGACGTGCTGCACACCGGCAAGGACCTCGCCGTCTGCAAGGAGGTCCAGCGCCCCGCCCGCATCTGGGCGAAGGCCCGCCGCGACACCTACCGCGTGCGCGAGGTCAACGGCCAGGAGGAAATCGAGCGCCTCGAGGACGGCGCCCGCTGGATGCTCCGCGCCAAGGAGGCCGTCTACGGCTACAGCGTGAGCCTCGGCGTCGTCGACGAGGGCTGGAAGGTCCGCGCGAGCTCGGTGGACGAGGGGCTCACGCCGACGATGGCCGAGCGCGAGCAGGCGCAGCTGCTGCTCGTCTCGACCGCCCATCGCAAGGCGACCGCGCTGATGCTCGGCCGCCGCCAGGTCGCCCTCGAGCAGCTCGAGCACGGCGACGGCGACCTACTGATCGAATGGTCAGCCCCGGCCGGCGTGGACACCGGCGACCAGGACGCGTGGCGCCAAGCATCGCCGCACTGGTCCCCACGCCGCGAGCGGCTCGTCTCCAAACGCCACGACGCGATGCTCGCCGGCGACGTCGACGACCCCGACGAACCCGACCCCGTCGAGTCCTTCCGCACGCAGTGGCTCAACCAGTGGCCCAGGCGCCGGCTCGAGGAGACCGGCGCGACCGAGCCGCTGTTGGGCCGCGGCGTCTGGGACGGGCTGCGCCTCGGCGACCTCGAGCCCGCCGGGCCGGTGTGGGTCGCGCTCGAGGATGACTACGGGCTCGGCGCCGCCGTCGCGTGCTGCCGGCGCCTCAGCGACGGCCGGCTCGAGCTCGACGGCTGGCTCCGCGGCGACTGGGACTCAGCGATCGCCGACGCCCAGGCGCTCGTGAAGGGCTACAACGTCCGCCGGCTACTGGTCGGGGCGAGCCTGATGGACCGCGTCCCACCCGGCCTCCGCGCGCTCGCCGATCCCAGGGGGACGTCGGAGACGCGCACCGGGCTCGCGCTGCTGCGCGACCTCGCGCAGAGTGGGCAGGTCACGCACGACCACGGCACCACCGAGCTCGACGACACGCTCGCCATCGCGACCGTACGCGAAGCCCCCGCCGGCCTCGTGCTCGTTGCCAAGGGCCCCACACACCTCGTCCGCGCCGCCGTCTGGGCGCTCGCCGCGGCGCACCGGCCGTCGGCGGTCCCCGCCGTGCACTAGCCGCGCAGGCCGCGGTTGCGGCAGTGGACCGTCTGGTTGGTCTCCTTGCGGTTCAGCGCCGTGGTGATCTCGATCGGCGGCAGCCCAGGGCTGCTGAAGATCACCTGGTAACGCGGCCGGCGCGGGAACGAGTTGCGCGGCCGCACGCGCGGGGAACGCGCCTTCACGGTGCGGCCGTGGACGCTGACGGTCCAGTCGCGATCGCGCAGGCACGACGCGGTGATCCGCGCTGAGCGCTGCGGCGACGGCGCGGCGTACGCCGCGGCCGGGACCAGCAGCAGCGCAGCGATCGTGGCGGTGGTGAGGAGGCTCCCGGTCATCAGGTTTGCAGTATCGGTCGTTAGACGTAACACTTGAGCACCGGTGGGCCTGTTTGAGCGCATGATCCGGCCGCCCGACGACGTCGTTCCCAACGCGAACGACCCGGCCGACGTTCCGCCCGCCACCGTAGGACCGCCTGCGGCGACGCCCGGGGATCCGCACGGCGTCGTCATCGAGGGCGAGGCCGGGCAGTGGCAGCCGCCGCGGATCATCCCCAGCGCGTGGTCGGGGTGGCCGGCGGACTGGTGGCCACCGGCGTGGGACGGCCGCGCCGCGGACTTGACGGACACGGCGTGGGCGTGCCTGGATCTCAACTCGAGCGTGCTGGCGACGATGCCGCCGTACCTCGTCGGCGCCGCCGATGGGACGGTCGCGTCGTGGCTGACGAACCCCAACCCGGACGCATACACGAGCTGGGAGGAGTTCGCCAAGCAGCTGTTCTGGGACTACCAGCTCGGCGAGGCGTTCGTCATGGCGACCGCGCACTACGCCACCGGATTCCCCGCTCGCTTTCACGTC